CATACACAGAAACAATTGAAATACCACAAGAGGCATGATAAAGCAAATAATTGAACTACTAAAAGTAGATAAGTTTTACGGGATTAGTGAAACTATCGACTTCGCAAAAGGGAAGTACAAAATTGAGGATAGTATTCTTAAGATGTACGAGCAAAAAAAACGAGTGTATAAATTGAAAAATAAAGCGGAGTAATGGCAGAAACTAAAACAATAAACTTAGAAGTAAATGCAGATTTAAAAAGTCTTAAGCAACAATTTAAGGAAGCACAAAACGAAGTAAATGCACTTAGTGAAAAGTTTGGAGCTACATCTAAGGAAGCGGTAAAGGCAGCAAAAGCGGCTGCGGATTTAAAGGATAGGATAGGAGATGCAAAAGCGTTAACAGATGCCTTTAATCCAGATGCTAAATTCAAATCTTTAACGGCTTCGATTGGTGGTGCTGCTGGTGGGTTTTCTGCTTTTCAAGGCGCTATGGGATTGGTAGGCGCTGAATCGAAAAACGTAGAAGCTGCATTGTTGAAAGTTCAAAGTGCAATGGCATTATCTCAAGGTTTGCAACAACTAGGAGAAGCTAGAGATTCTTTTAAACAATTGGGGGCGGTTGCTAAATCGGTGTTTACTGGAATGAAAGGAGCGATTGCAGCAACTGGAATCGGTGTGTTATTAATTGCATTGGGTGCAATAGCAGCAAATTGGGATAGTATTAAGGGTGCAATCGGTGGGGTTACTGAGAAACAACAAGCACTAACAAGAGAAACGCAAAAAGATTTAGATTTACAAAAGAGTAAACTAGCAAGACTTAACCAACAAGATAATGCACTACGTCTACAAGGTGCAACAGAACGAGAAATTTTAGTTTTAAAAATTGCACAAACTAAACAAGTTGCAGACGCTGGATTAAAACAAATAGAAGCAGCGAAAAGAAATAGAGATGAACAAATTGAAGCTACTGCAATAAGTAGAGAAAATTTAAGTAATATTTTAAAGTTTATTGAATATCCTATAACTACTATTTTAAAGGCGGTTGATAAGGTTCGTTCTGTAATGGGGCAAAAATCAACACTATCAAAAGACTTTACAGATTTCCAAGCAGGTTTAATATTCAATGAAGAAAAAGTAAGAAAAGAAGCTGATAAAGGTATTCGTGCAATAAGAGAAGAGAATCAAAAAGTAATAGCAGAACAGCAAGCATTAGAAGTACAATTAAGAGGAATAGACAAACAAGCCGCTGCAGATAGGTTAGCTATTAAGAAACAAGCTACCTTAGATTTAGAGGCTCAACGTGCAGACGAAGCCGAAAAAAATCAACTAGCGTATCAAAATAAAGTAGCAAGTGACATCTTTGAAGAAGAGCAAATGAACGCTTTAAATCAAAGAGAAATAGATGCAACAAAAGCAAAGAATGAAGCAAAGTTAAAGGACGAAGATGACGCTCGTATATTCTTAAACGGTATAAAAGCAAAACAAGAAGCGGATGACATAGCAAATGCAGAACGTGAAAAGGCAAGACTATCAAAACAAAAAGAGGATAGGTATAACGGTGTTAAAAATGGGTTAGCAGCTATTAACGACCTTACATTCTTATTTGCAGGTAAATCATTGGCACAACAAAAGAAAGCGTTTCAAGTACAAAAAGCGGTTAGCATTGCACAAACATTAATTGATACTTATAAAAGTGCTACAGCTGCATTTTCATCTTTGGCGGGAACAGGACCACAAGGAGTTGTATTGGGTGGTATCGCTGCGGCTGCTGCAATTGCTTCGGGATTAGCAAACGTTAAAAGAATTTCAGCTACTCAATTTGACAGTGGAGGCGGAGGTGGTGGTTCTACTCCATCTACTGGTGGTGGCGGTGGCGGTGGTGGCGGTGCGCCAACTTCGGGAAGTGTTACAAATACCGTTACTCCTAATTTTAATATTGTAGGAGCGAACGGACAAAACCAATTGAACGGAGCAATGCAACCAATACAGGCGTATGTAGTAAGTTCGGATATTACAACACAACAACAACTAGACAGAAATAAAATAAGAAACGCAACACTATAACAAATGGAAAAAAGACAATGTATCGAGATGCTAATAGATAGTGAATATAATGGAGTATTTGCTATGAGTTTGGTAGATAAACCTGCAATTGAAGAAGATTTTGTAAAGTTATCAGAGCAAAGGATCGAATTAAAGATTGTAGACGAAGAGAAAAGAATCGTAATAGGGTTTGCGCTTGTTCCAGATAAGAAGATTGTTAGACGTACAGACAAAGGTACTGAATACGACATCATGTTTTCTAAACAAACGGTTGTACAAGCTGCTGAATTATTCATGAAGAACTTAAAAGGTAATGAATTTACTTTAAATCATGATGAGAAAACAAGCGGAGTAAGTGTTATTGAAAGTTGGATAGTTGAAGACGCTAAAAACGACAAATCTAATATTTATAAACTAGGCGCAAAGGGAGGTGAATGGTGCTTAATTTCTAAAATCTACGATGATAAAGTATGGGAGGACGTTAAAATGGATAAGTACAACGGTTATTCTTTGGAGGGTAAATTTAAAGGTAGTGAGGACATCCTAGAAAAAACCAAAGATAGCGAAGAGATGAAAGCGATTAAAGAATTATTATCTAAAATATAATTAACATGATTAAAACAGTAAGCAAAACAAGCCCAAAGGGTGGCAAACGTGGTTGTCTATGCGATGACGGTACGTATAAAAAAGAATGTTGTACTGGTGAATTGCAGAATCAGGGTATTGGCGCAACAGTTTCACAATCTACAGCAACATACACAAACACGAACAACGGCACAACAACAGTAACTCAACGAGGTTGAAAATGTTACAATTAACAAAGTAATTAATTATAATAAAAAAAGTAAGTATGAACGACAAGCAAAAAAAAGCACTAGAGGGTTATAATCATTTTATCTCTTTAAGAAGTCATAATCTTGAATTAGGTTTAGTAGATGAAATAAAAGCAGGTTTACAGCAATACACAGCATTAAAAGGTGGTATTGATAAAGTAAAAAATAATGCTAAAACTGCTGTAATTAAATATGCAGATTCAGTAAAGGTTGCAGCACAAAATGCTAATAATGTAATAGCTTCTATTGTAGAGTTGGATAAGAAAGCAAAAGATTTAGGATTAGCAGATGTTGGTTATGCAGGTTATAAAAAAGAAATGACAGCAAAAGCTAATGAGTACAAAGCCTTATTAGCTACAATTGATAAAATTTACGCATCAATTTAAATAAACAAATATGAATAAAAATGTAAAACAAGCCTTAAACACTATTAAAGTGTATTTAGGTATGGAAGTTAAGCTAGAGCAAATGATGCTAGTTGATGGTGTTACTATGATACAAGCGGATATGTTTGAACAAGGTAACGCTGTAAGTATTATGAATGAGGATGAATTAATTCCTTTGCCAATCGGTGAGTACGAGCTAGAAGATGGTCGTATGTTAGTCGTAGTTGAAGAGGGTGTTATTTCTGAGATTAAAGACAAAGAAGAAGAAGTTGAAGAGGTTGAAGAAGTTGCAACTCCTGCAGTTGAAGAAATGGAAACGGAAGTTAAACCATCTACACAAGCTGTAAAAAAAACTATCAAGTCTGTAATTGAAGAGCAACACTTTAGCGAAATCGAAGAACTTAAAAAAGAAATCGAATTGTTAAAAACTGAAAACACAGAGTTGAAATCGGTAACAGTTGAAGAGGTAGTAGAAGTTGTAGAATTGGAAGAAGTTAAACCAATCGTGCCAAATCCAGAAAGTCAAGCAGAACGAGTTGAGTTCAAATTTGGTCGTAATGGATTTCAATCTATGGAGGATAAAATTAGAGAAAAATTAAACAATTTAAATAAATAAACATGGCAACATTTAGTAGAGACATTCTAACAACGGTTAGACCTCAATCAACAGTAACAGCTACCGTAACATTAACAGAAGCTGATTGCGGCAAAGATTACAACGTGGCAACAGATGCATTAGTAATTACACTACCATTAATTGAAGAAGATAATATCGGTATTGAATTTCTATTTAGAAACACTGGAGCAAACGCTAATAACATTATTACACTTTCACCAAATGCAGCAGATTCAATCAATGGTAGAATTTCAACAGCAGCAGCAGATTCAACAGCAGGAGGAGTAGTAAACAAAGACTTTGTAAACACTAAAGCAACTGCTAAAAAAGGCGATTTTGTAAGATTGGTTGCGGTATCATTAACAGCATGGTACATTGTAGACGGTCAAGGAGTTTGGGCATCAGAAGCATAATTAATTAAGTAAACAATAATTTAAAAATAAAAACAAATGGCAACTAGCACATCAGTAAGTACAACATACGCTGGAAAATTCTTAGCAGAATATATCGGAACAGCGTTATTATCAGCACCAACTTTAGATAAAGGATTGGTTACGATTAAAGCAAACATTAAACACAAAGAAGTAATTAAAAGAGTAGCAACGGGTACTTTGTTATCAGATGCAACTTGCGACTTTACAGCGAGTGGTTCTATCGCATTAACTGAAAGAATCCTTGAGCCTAAAGAATTAGATGTTAATCAACAAGTTTGTAAAAAAGACTTTAGAGGTGATTGGATGGCAGAAGATATGGGTATCTCAGCATTCGATAATCTATCTAAAACTTTCGCAGATTTTATCTTGACACGTTATGCAGCAGGAGTAGCAGCAGAAAATGAAATCTCATTCTGGAGAGGTGCGCAAGGTACATCAGGTCAATATGATGGTATTTGTACGCTTATTGCTTTAGATGCAGCTTTACCATCAGCACAAGAGGTTGCAGGTACAACTGTTACAGCTTCTAATGTATTGGTTGAGTTAAGAAAAGTACACGCAGCAATTCCTGCTACTATCTTAGCAAAAGAAGATTTATTCATCTACGCACCAACAAATGTATACTATGCTTATATTTCTGCATTGGGTGGATTCGGAGCGTCTGGATTAGGTGCAAATGGTGTTGGTGGTGCAGGTACTCAATGGTACTCTAACCAAGCATTATCTATTGACGGTGTTAAGATTGTTTTAGCAGAAGGATTAGCGTCTAACGTTATGATTGCAGCGCAAAAATCTAACTTGTATTTCGGAACTGGTTTACTTTCTGATTACAACACAGTTAAGTTGATTGATACTTCTGAAACATTAGGAGATGATAATGTAAGAATCGTTATGAGAATGACTGGATGCGCAAACTACGGTTTTGCTTCTGAAATCGTTACATACGGTATCACAAATTCAGCTAATTAATAATTAAAAATTAATCAAAAAAAAGGGGTGGGTTTTGCCTATCCCTTTTTTTTATAAAAATTAAAAACAAATGTGTGATATAGCAAAAGGAAGAGCAGAGGTTTGTAAAGATACGGTAGGAGGTTTAGATGCAATCTACTTTATCAATCATCAAATCGTTTCTGGGGATTTAACGTACGGAGCTACGGACAATTCAGATACATTAACAGCAATTACAAACGTAGATGTTTTGTACAAATATGAATTAAGAGGTGAAAACTCTTATGACGAAGAGTTTAAGTCAGACCGTAATAACGGGACAACTATGGTAGAACAAAAACTATCAGTTAAGTTGAAAAAACAAGATATTGCAACAACTAAACAAGTTAAATTGTTAGTTATGGGACGTCCTCACGTAGTTATCAAAACTAGAAACAACGTGTTTATGTTGGCAGGTCTTCAATACGGCATGGAGATAGGAGCAACTTTGTCTAGTGGTACTGCAATGGGTGATTTTAACGGTTACGCTTTATCTTTAGTTGGGAATGAGAAAATAAATGCAAACATTTTGAACGCTTCTACGGAGGCTGCTATGTTGGCTTTATTTACATCAGCGACTATGATTTCAGCATAATAATATCTACTACTACGAAAATGCGTATCTTAATCGGTACGCATTTTTTTGTTACAAAAACTTAACTAATTGATTATAATAGTATGGTAATATTAACAACTTCGGGAAGTGCGCAAACGTTTGAGTTCACACCTCGTGCAACTTCTTATAATACTATGATTGTAACCAACGAAGCAACCAACACACCTGTAACAGTTACAATAAGTTCTAGTGCAATATCTACATACTATCATACAATTACAGCTACATTCTCATTATTAGAGGGTAATTACTACACAATAGTTTTAAAACAAAATAGCACGATAGTATGGAAAGGTAGAATGTATTGCACAGACCAAACTACTTTATCACAATACACCGTTAATAGTGGGGTTTACACTTCGCAATCATCCACTAATCAATATGTAATTTTATGAGCGAAAATAAAACACCGAATATCCATGTACTTAGTTTAGCGCAATATGAGAAACCTCAAATTAGCGAGAGCAAAAAAGGTGAATGGGTACAATACGGAGAAAACAATAATTACTATAAATTCTTAATAGAAAGATACGCTAATTCTACGACTAATAACGCTGTAATTAATGGAATCAGTAGATTGATTTACGGAAAAGGATTGAGTGCATTAGATGCAGCGAGAAAGCCAAATGAATACGCTCAATTTATTACGATGTTTAAAGCCGAAGAAGTTCGTAAATTCGTAACAGATTTAAAAATGCTAGGTCAATGCGCTATCCAAATTACATACAAAGGAAAGCTAATTGATAAAGTTACTCATTTACCTATTCAAAACCTTTGTCCTGAGAAGTGCGACAAAGACGGAAAGATTAATAGATGGTATTATAGCGACAATTGGAACGATATTAAAGACTTTCCACCTACTCCAATAGATGTATTCGGTAACGGTGCAAATAGAGAGGTTTTAATAGTACAACCTTACAGCGTTGGAATGAAATACTTTTCAAATGTTGACTATCAAGGAGGTTTACCGTATGCAACTTTAGAAGAAGAAATAGCACAATATTTAATAACTGAAACACAAAACAGTTTTAGTGGTACAAAAATCGTAAATGTTAACGGTGGTAGATATACAGATGAACAACAAGACGAAATTAGCGCAAAAATAAACAGCAAATTAACGGGTTCAAAAGGTCAAAAGGTAATAGTTGCATTTAATGAAAGTGCGGAACTATCTACTAAAGTTGAAGATATACCTTTGAATGATGCACCAGAACACTACCAATATTTAAGTACTGAAAGCAGAGATAAAATCTTACTTTCTCACAACGTTACAAGTCCATTGATTTTTGGAATTATTACGGGTACGGGATTCTCATCAAATAGCGAAGAGTTAAAAACTGGTTTTACAATATTTGACAACACAATCATACGTAACTTTCAAGATATTTTAATAGATGCTTTTAACAGAATTTTAGCAGTTAACGAAATTTCTTTGAAGTTGTATTTTAAAACTCTTAATCCTTTTGAAAGTAAAATTGAAGAGGTGCAAGATGTTGCGGATAGTGAAACGACTTTAAGCACTCAAAAAACGTTATTAGACGAAATCCTTGAATCATGCGAAGACGATACTCAAGAGGGTTGGAAAGTAATTGACGAAAGAGATGTTGAATTGGAAGACGAGGACGAACTTAATAACCATATCAATAAGTTAAATAACAACGGTAAACTTTCATTAGTTGATAAAATAGTAAATCTAGTAAGTACTGGAACTGCAAGACCTACGGCAATTTCAGCACAAGATAAATTAGTAAAAGAAAAGTACTTTAAAGTACGTTACAAGTATGTTGGTAATCCATCACCAGACCGTGAATTTTGCAATAAGATGTTAAGTGCAAATAAATTGTACCGAAAAGAAGACATTGATAGGATGAGTTCGGAGGTTGTAAATAAAGGTTTTGGAGAGTTCGGAGCAGATAAGTACGACATATTTAAATTTAAAGGCGGTGCGAGATGTAAACATAAATGGATCAGAGTTACAATGATGTTAGACCTTAACGAAGACAGCGAGAAATTCAAGGAAATTGGAACGGCTGCAGCTTCGGTAAAAGGGTTTAAAGTTACCAATCCATACCAAGTTAGTATCTACCCTAATAACCTACCTTTAAAGGGATTCAGTCCAAATAATAAAAACCTACCTAGCGACGTATAAACATGGCAATAGCACTTTTAATAAAACCTTTAGACGTTGTTAAGCATACGTCGTTGAGCGGTGCAATAGATACCGATAAGATTATACAGTTTATTGAGATAGCACAAGATATACACTTACAAAGTTATACTGGAACAAAGCTATTAAACAAGATTAAAGCCGATGTAATTGCAGGAACTTTAGGCGGTAACTATTTAACGTTAACTACGAACTACTTAAAACCTATGTTGATACATTGGACAATGGTAGAGTTTTTACCGTTCCATGCTTACATGATTAGTAACGGTGGGATAGGTAAACACACAAGTGAAAATTCTGAAACAGTAAGTAAATTTGACGTGGATTTTTTGGTTGAAAAACAAAGAAGTTTAGCAGAAAGTTACAGTTCAAGATTTGTTGATTATATTTGTTATAATCAAACTTTATTTCCAGAATATAACACGAATACAACAAGCGATATTTATCCAAAAAATGATACTAATTTAGGAGGTTGGAGATTATGAAAGACTACAAACCAAAAGAGGAAAATATAATTAAGTTACAAATTTACGTACAAACAAAGCAAAATGGCAAATAAAAAACTATCAGAATATGCAAGTAACGGAGCGAGTCCTGCTGCATTGGATTTGATACCGATGCTATTTTGGACTGGTTCTGTGTACACTAATAAAACTTTCACGGGTGCGCACTTAGAAACTTATGTAAGAGCATTAGCACCAAGCGTGCAAACCGTTACAAGTAGCGCAACTGTAACTGCTGTAAGTACAAACGACTTAGTAGATATTACATCGTTGGCGGTAGGTGTAACTTTAGCGAATCCTACGGGTACATTTGCAAACGGTCAAATATTAACTTATAGAATAAAAGATAATGCAACAGCGCAAACGATTGCATTTGGTTCTAAGTTCAAAGGGTATGGAAGAGCATTACCAACAACAACAACAATAAGCAAGTATATTGAAATTTCAGCAATGTACAATAGTGTTGCAGATACGTTTAGCGTAGTTTATATTGTAGAATTATAATTAAAAAATAAATAGATATGAGTTTAATAAATTTAGATAGGTTAGTAGCTGCACAAGGCACTTTCGTAGTAAACAACACAACTGCAAAAACTACTTCTTTTGTAGGGTTATTGGTATTGGAAGATACTGTTTTTAGTGCATTAAGAGTTGATGGTAGTGATGTGAAAAGTACATACATTGCAGCTACTGGAACAGCTGTAAAAGCAGGTGCATTGATTACGGGGCAAGGTGTAAAGTTTAGCGGTGTAACGTTAACAAGTGGTTCAGTAGCTTTAATTTTAGGATAATGTACGGTTACGGATATGGTGCGTTTAGGCACGGTATAATGGGTAGTGGTGGCTCAGCACCAGCCTACCCCGCTTCTTTAAAAAATTTCATCGATCCTGGCAATCCTTCAAGTTATTCTGGTAGTGGAACGACAGTTGTAGATTTAACGGGTACTCAAAACGGAACACTTATTAACGGTGTTGGTTACTCAGCTGCAAATGGCGGTGTGTTTGTTTTTGATGGGGTTAATGATTATATTGATTTCACCACTAATTCAGCTATTCAACCAAACGCAGCAAGGACAGTTTCAACTTGGGTTTTTGTTGAATTAATAGGCGGTAACGCTATGATATATTGTGGTGGTGACATGGTTACTCAGTTTAAAACAGTAAGTACTTTTCATGTGAATTTCGCTAATTATTTAGCTTTAGGAAGTGACACAGCAACGCAGTATCTTACTCCTGGTCCAATGGCAAAAGGGGCTTGGATAAACGTAACAGCTAGATTCAACGGCACGACTATGCAATTATATTATAATGACGTTCTACAAGCAACAGCTGCACAAACTGTTATACCTACAACATCTTCGACTATATCTGTAAAATTAGGAGCTTATAATGGAGTAGGTTATTACTTACAAGGTAAAATGGGAGTTCATAGGGTGTATGATGAATATAGAAGTACAACAGATATGACAGCAGATTTTAACGAATTTAAAGCAAGATATGGATACTAATATTTATAAAATAACCAATTCGCAAAGGGACATTTTAGTTAATTCAGATAATGGAGTAATTGTATTTCGACCTATTCAAGACATAAACGGTAGCTATTTAATATCTGAAAAGGAATTTAATATAGTTAATAATTTAGAAGATTGTCCGAGTGATTTACTTTTTATTAAGTCGTTAACTTCATCTATTTACGAACCTAGCGAGCCTACAATTAACTTAGAATTATGAACAACATAACAATTATAGCGATTTTAGTAGGTGTTGTAGGTTTCTTTCTGCGGGACTTACATACACGTCTTAAACAAGCTGAAAACGATATTCAGAAAGGTCATGACGGTCTAATAGAATTGAAGAGCGAAAATAAAGAAATGCGGATTTCTCAAAACTCGGGTTTTTTACATATTGAACAACTATTCGACGAACGATTAAAACACTTTGAAATTAAAATTGACCACATGAGCGCAAACATTAAAAGCAGTCATGATTTATTTGCAATAATAATTAAACAACAACAAGAGAAATGACAGTAATTGAAAAACTAAAAGCTAAGACAAGTCCAAAGAATAGAAGAGATGGACGTATATTAACAGCAATTAGCGGTGCTTGTGCTACTATCTTAGCTAGTGGACTTGTAAGCAATCCAATAGCTATAACTGTAATAACTGCAATCGGTGGGGTTACTGGAATCATGGCAGGTAAACGAGCGTTAAAAACTGTTTAAGTATGATACTTATAACACCACATTTAACACTTGCAGAAGTTACTCGTACAAGTGCAAAAGCTCCCAACGTTCCTACTCCTTTACATTTAGAGAATATTAAACTACTTGCTGAAAAGGTATTTGAGCCACTTAGAGCGCTTGTGGATGCACCAATTACTGTAAATAGTGTATACCGTTCAAAAGAAGTAAATGCACTTACTAAAGGCGCTAGTTTAACTTCACAACATTGTAAGGGGCAAGCTATGGATATTGAGGGTACAAATGTAAGCAATGCTACATTAGGTAGATTGATTAAAGATAATTTAACTTTTGACCAATTAATTTTTGAAAAGCCAGTCAATGGAGAACCTAGTTGGATTCATGTTAGTTACTCAAATACTAGAAACCGTAAACAAGTATTAATATTTGTAAATAATAAATATATTCCTTTTAATACGAATCTAATTAACAAATAATACTTACATTTACACATTCATAATTTTTCTATTAGGTATCCAGAGATAACTGAAAACACTAAAACCCGTTGCGCCCGTAACGGGTTTTCTTATTTAGAATGAATATAAATAACAATTATTTTTAATAAAAGTGTTGTTTATTAATAAAAGTTACTTATATTTGCATCATGCAACGAAGCATAAATTTAAAATAAGAAAAGTTATGAAAAATTTAATTGGTAAAAAAGTAATTGTTAGAGCTGATAGAGCTGGGGTTTTTTACGGTACATTAACATCTAAAGAAGGTAGTGAAGTTACATTAGAAAATGCTAGAAAGTTATATTATTGGACAGGGGCAAATGCAATAGAAGAAATTGCATTAAGTGGCGTTAAAAAAGCTAGTAATTGTAAATTCACAGTTGTTAATAAAGAAATTACAATCAACAACTGGATTCAAATAAATCCATGCACAGAGGAAGCTATTAATAACATTGAAAGCGTAGTAGAATGGAAGAATTAATAAAAAACTTTTTAACCGTAACAAGTAATTCTGGTGATGGTTCTGGTTATGGTTATGGTTCTGGTGATGGTGATGGTTCTGGTTATGGTTATGGTTCTGGTGATGGTGATGGTTCTGGTGATGGTTATGGTTCTGGTTATGGTTATGGTTCTGGTGATGGTTATGGTTCTGATGATGGTTATGGTTATGGTTCTGGTTATGGTGATGGTTATGGTTTAAAATCATTAAACAACCAAAAAGTAAATTCAATTGACGAAGTACCTACAATAATCAAATCAGTTAAAAACAACATTGCAAAAGGATTTATAGTACATAATGATTTGACATTAACAAAGTGTTTTATTGCTAAAGGAGAAAATCAATTTTCACACGGAGAAACATTGGAAGATGCGTTAAATTCATTACAAGAAAAGTTACTGCTAAATAAACCAATCGAAGAACGAATAGAAGATTTTAAAACAAACTTTAATAATTTAACAGATGAATACCAAGCTAAAGAATTTTATAAATGGCACTTTCTTTTAACTGGTAGTTGTGATTTAGGTCGTAAATCATTTGTAAACGATAAAAAAATAGACTTAGAAAATGACAAGTTTAGTGTTTTAAAGTTTATTGATTTAGTTCAAAACTCATACGGTAGTGATATTATTAGACAATTAAAAGAATCCTATGAAGTTAATCGAGCGTAACGCTGGAAGAAAGAAAGTATTAAACGGTAAGAAAATACATCTTACCGTTAATGCAGAAAAGGAAAAGGAAATAAGAGCCTTTGCGAAATCAATAACAACATACGAAACTAAGAAATTATGAGAAAGAAAGAAACAACAACAGAAAATCAGTACATCACACCGCCTTTAGGTATCATGGTTAGATGGTGGAAAGGCAAGAAATTTAGAGATGCCAAAGGTAACGGAAGTTTTAACATCGATTTGTATCACAGATATTTAAACGCTATTACAAGATGAGAGAAATGACAGTAATTATATTCTTAAACAATATTGATTTAAGATGTACAATAGAAGTAAACGACACAAACTACGATAACGGTTTTGAGATAGTTTCAGCCTATTTAAGCGACTCAAATATAAACATAGCAGATTTGTTAGACGAAGTTGAATTGAGCAAAGCAGTGTACATTAAATTAAAACTATCTGAATTATGAGAGAGGCAATAAAATACAAAGGAGTTGAAATGGAGGTTATATTTGACTACCAACCAGAAGAGCCTAGCACACACGACTATCCTGGTTGTGGTGCTGAAATATGTATAAACGAAGTAATCGTGAAAGGAGTTGATATATTTGAATTGCTAGATCACGAACTAGAGCAAATAGAAGATTATTTATACAATAATTATAATTACTGATGACTAAACAACAAAGCAAAATAGAGGCGTTAAAACGTCAATCTGATTACATAGCTAACAAAGATTATTATAACCATCGTATAGCTACCATAATGACAATGACACCGTTATTCTTAGAACACTTTGAAGAGTTGAATGCTATAATGCCCCAGTTCTTTACAAGTAACGTTTTAAAGACAATAGAACAGTTTAGCAATAGTTTGTACTACAAGCAGTCACAAGAGGATTTAGGGAGCGTTGCAGACGAGCAAATTAATAATACAGAAGAGTTAAGAAAGTTTTTTATTGATAGTTTAAAATAAAGGTTCGGCAATAAATATTAATTAGTGCCAAAATATAAACATGAAAAAAAGAATCCTATTCGTCAACCTAACAGTCACCGAAAACAACAAACCTAAACACTTCAATAAAGTAGTAATCACAGAGGGCAATACACATTATAAGCGTTTACCGATTACTAAGATTGAGATAATTAAACACGTAGGTTATTGTAATAGTAATAAATCCAGTTCTTAATTGAGCTGGATTTTTTTTTGTGTTAAAAAAATGATAATTTACAATTAATTTTTCATACATACAAATAAAAATATTACTTTAGTTGTATGGTAGAAAACATTAACCGAATCATGGAGCTTTATTCCGAGAATGGAAACAAAGCCAAAACAAGCCGAATAATATGCAAAGAAATCAACATCGAATGGAACGATAACCAGCGCAGAATTATAACTAAGCTAATTTCTAGGCGTGAAAATAAAGGTATTTTTAACGAGTGTGAATCCGTTGGCATTGATTTTGAAAAGGTAAAGCATTATTGGTATAAGGGCAAAAATTACTCGATAAATGTTAAAGGTGAAAATGAAGTTTTTAAGTATGAAGATTTCAAAGAAGACTTTATAGGTACGGTAAAAGACTTAAGACCTAACCATATTCAAATTATTAGAACCGAATCAGATGAAGAATCGCACTGCTTACTTATAGACCCTGCAGATTTGCACGTAAATAAGCTATGTGACGCATTTGAAACGGGTGAAGAATATAACTCACAGATAGCAGTACAAAGATGTAGAGATGGAGTTGCTAGTATAATTCAAAAATCAAAAGGTTTTAATATTGATAAGATTATATTAATTGTGGGTAATGATGTCTTAAATACAGACAACACAAAAAGCTCAACTACTAAATTTACCCAACAAGATACTCATTTGAAGTGGTTTTCTGCGTTTTTAATGGCAAAACAATTATACATAGATGTAATTGAAACACTAGTATCTATTGCTAACTTAGAAATAGTTTACAACGTATCTAATCATGATGAGATGAGCGGGTTTTTTCTCATGGACAGTTTGTACTCATGGTATAATCAACACCCTAATATCGAATTTAATAGAAGTCCTGCACACAGAAAATACACAACATACGGAAAAAATTTAATTGGGACAACACATGGCGATGGTGCTAAACAAAATGATTTACCTTTGCTTATGTGCCATGAGGCATCTAATCATTGGCACGAATGTAAACATCGATATTGGTTCACTCACCATATACACCATAAAACGAGTAAAGATATTATGTCGGTTCAGATTGAATCGTTAAGAAGTCCATCCCCTGCAGACAGTTGGCATCATAAAAGCGGTTACCAACATTCACCTTTAGCAATTGAGGGCTTTATATTCCACAAAGAACACGGACAAGTAGCAAGATTAACAACTTTATTTTAAAATATGGGAAAGATAATACTAGAGTTCGACGATATAGAAGAACGAGACGATGCAATTAGCGCAATTAACGGTATAAGATGGAAGTCTACTTTATGGGAGTTAGATCAACATTATCGAAGTATCGCGAAACACTCGGAAGTTGGTAGCGAAATTGAAGAGGCGGAACGAGTTAGGCAGAAAATAAGAGAAATTTTATTTGATAATGAATTAATTTTGTAGAATAAACGTAAAAAGTTAAACCAAAACGTAAAAAGTTAAAATAAATGTTTTTACGGGTTTTAGTACTGAAAATCAACTACTTACAACAAATCGTAAAAAGTTGAATCAACTAATAAAAATGTTTTTACAGCCTATAAACCAATGATAGCAAAGGTTTACATTAAAAACGTAAAAACATTTTTAAAAACACCTACTTATTATAGATATAAAAATACAGTAAAACGCTAATTTTTATTTTTTTTATTTTTCACTAAAAAAACATCTAAAGTTTTTACAGTTGATAGCTAAAGCTTTACTACCATTGACTTAAGAGCCGTAAAAAGTTGCGTAAAAAGTGCGTAAAAACACCGTAAAAACCCGTAAAAACATTTTATTAATTTATTTGTTTGTGATATTAAAAATTTTACTATATTTGTAATCAGGTAAGCCTTGGAACTTCCTTAAAGAAATTAATTTAAAACCCATTTGTTAAAAGTCATCCAAGGCGCTTTTTTCAAATGGGTTTTGTCATTTAACAATATTAAATTTATGTGTACAAAATTTTGGAGTGAAAAACATTTAGGAGGTTATTATATTGATGATGGACTATTTAATTTGTTTTTAAAAAGTAATGGTTTCTTTAAAAGAAGATATTTAAATACTTATGAAATTGTTGTAAAGGAAAATGACATAATAAAAGTTATACATTTATTTGAAATGAAATACTTTGTTATTAAATACTTAATTGATAATAATGTAAGTAAATATGTTTTTTCTGTAATAGATAAAAAGAAGTATTTTAATATTAACCTACTAACTGAAATTGAAAATGAACAATAATAATTTAGAACCATTTTGGAGAATAAGCCAAGACGGAAAACCATCACTAAGTATTTTAGGATTTAGAAGATTTTTAGAGGGTAGTGGATTTTTTAAAAATAGACCTAATGAAAACAGTACATTTAATTTGATAAAAAAAGAGGGGATATTTTTAGAGATAAAAGATGAAACTGATATAAAGGATTTTGTACTAGATTACGTTTTAGATAATGAAGATAATGAATCAGTTTATAATTTAATGGCTGGAAAGACAACTACATTTAAAAGAGATTTTTTATCTCAAATAGTTAGTAAAGAAATCAAAGTTTTAAAAGATACAAAAGAAACAGCTTATTTGTTTTATGAAAATGGAATATTAGAAGTTAAAAAAGATAGTAAAACTCTTAAAAATTATAGTGATTATGGAGTTTCAATATGGAAAGACCAGGTTATTAAAAGAAAATATATTGAAAGTGATCATCATGAAAGCGAGTTTAGAACTTTTATTTGGAAAATTAGCGGTGAAAATGTAGATAGGTACAATACTTTTCAGACTGTTATAGGTTATTTAATACATTCATACAAATCAAAAGTTGATAATAAGGCTATAATTTTAAATGATGAAATGATAAGCGACGAGCCAAACGGTAGAAGTGGAAAGGGTTTACTTTGGAATGCTTTGGGATTAATGAAAAGGGTACAATCTTTAAACGGTAAATCATTTTCTTTTTTAGATCAATTCCCTTATCAATCTATTAAAACAGATTGTCAGATACTTGTTTATGACGATGTAAAACCAAACTTTGCTTTTATAAATCTATTCTCAATGATTACAGAAGGGATGGAAATTACTTATAAAGGACAAAATACTATCAAGTTACCAGTAGAAGATTCCCCAAAGATATTGATTACTACAAACTACGTTATTAAAGGAACTGGAGGTTCACACGATGCTAGAAAGTTTGAAGTTGAGTTAAGTTCTTTTTTTAATGCTAATCATTCCCCTCAAGATTTCTTTGGACACATGCTATTTGATGACTGGGATATTAAAGAGTTCGCTAGATTTGACTGCTACATGATTGAATGTATTAAAAAGTATTTAAATTTTGGTTTAATGAAATATAATAGTATTTCTTTACCGTTTAAAAAGTTAGAGGTTGAGTTAACCAAAGAGTTAATGGAATGTTTAGTAGGTTTAATTTCTAATGAATGGTATGAATCAAAGTGGTTTTATGATTTTTACGAAAGCCAATTGATTAATAAATTTGATAGAAATAAATTAACAAAAAATAAGGTTTCAATTTGCATTAAAAAGTATTGCGAATTTTATAATTATGAATATGAAAGTGTTTCACCTGGTGGGATTAAAAAATTTAAAATAAATAAAACTAATGTAAATCCTAAAACTTTGGAAAAATGGAATTAACTAAACCAACTGGAATAATACTTTGCACTCCTTTTATTTCTATAAATAAGGAATTGGAAAAGCAATACATTCAACTATCGGAACATGAAAAGATAAACGGTAATTTAAGAACTGAAATAGATATTAATACAGCTTATCATTATCTTAAGAATTTAGCATTTAGAACGGAGGCTACGATATTGAAACAAGAGCAAAAGGAAATAGACACAACACTTGCAGAAAACACGTTAAAACGCTTGTTATTTATACAGTATCAATTTAGTAGATTAGACGTTGATATACAAACTTTGAAACGTGAGAATCAATTGCTAGAAGAAAAGTTAAACTATTTTAAACAGAATTTCAAATGATAGTTTTAAGAGATTACCAAAATGAATATATCAATAAGATAAAAGATTCTTTTAAATTAGGTAATAAAAGATTAATACTTTGTTCAGCAACTGGAAGTGGTAAAACTATAATGTTTAGTTACATGACTTTAGAGGCTATAAATAAAGGTAAAAAAGTTTTAATACTTACAGACCGTAAAGAATTATTTACACAGTCTACAAGTTCACTGTTTAAAATGGGTTTAAATGCCTCAGAGATTAAACCTAAGAACGATGTAAACGAAAGTAATACTTTGCACGTTGGAATGATGCAGACAATAGTTAGAAGATTAGATAAACTTAAAGACTATTTAGATAGTTTAGATTTAATAATAATAGACGAGGCGCACAAAACCATATTTGATAAAGTATTTGATTACATAAATCCTAAAACTTTTGTAATTGGCGCAACTGCTACACCACATCGAGAGGGTAAACAAGACAGTTTAAAGCACTTTTATACCGATTTAATACAAGTTATTGATACGCCTGATTTAATTAAGCTAGGTAATTTGTCAAGTCCTGAAAGTTATGGAGTGCCAATAAACTTAAAAGGAGTAAAATTAAAAGGTGGTGACTTTGATGAGAAAGCACAAGCGAAAAGGTTTAGTGAAATACAATTGTTTCACGGAGTTTATGACAACTACCAAAGATTAACACCCAGTAAAAAAGCGTTGATATTTGCGCCAAACGTTGAAAGTAGTATTGAATTAGTGGAAAGTTTTAATAGTAAAGGTTTAGAGTGTAAGCACGTTGATTGCTACATGACAGATGAAGACAGGAAACAAACTTTAAAATGGTTTGAAGAAACACCAGGAGCAATATTATCGAACTATGGAATATTAACAACTGGTTTTGATTGTCCGAGTATTGAGGTTGTAATACTTTACAGAGCAACAAAAAGTTTACCTTTGTTTCTTCAAATGGTTGGTAGAGGTTCAAGGGTTACACCAACAAAAAACGCTTTTACTATTTTAGATTTTGGTAATAATATTAAAACACATAACTACTGGGAAAGTAAAAGAGAATGGACTTTAGATAAAAAAGAAAAAAAGGAAGATTCAGCACCATTAAAAGAATGCCCTAGTTGTTATTTTATAAACTCAAATACTGCTAGTGAATGTATTAATTGTGGTTTTGTATTTAAGAAAACAGAAAAGGAGCTAGAAGAGGAAATAATTATAGAACTGCAAAAAATGAATAAATGGCAAACAATGGATTTTTTAGCAGATGCATCTTTTAAAGATTTAGAACTTTATGCAATTGCAAAAGGGTACAGTAAGAACTGGATAAAACACCAATTAAAAACAGAAAAAGATTTTTACGATTATGGAGAATATAAAGGATACAAAAGAGGGTGGCACAAGTACTGAAAATAAGATACAACAACAAATGTTTGTATGGTTTCAAAACAATTACAGTCTAAAGGATAATGTAAAAGGATTATTTGCCAGTATTCCAAACGATTCAAAGGATGCTAAAGAGCAAATGAGAAAAAAAGCTACTGGTATGAAGGTAGGTCATTCAGATTTTAACATTTACATGAATGGTAAGTGTTATTTCTTTGAAGTTAAAACACCTACTGGGGTGCAAAGTGATTCACAAAAGAGATTTGAAAGCGAGGTTAAAAGTTTAGGTTTTGAATATTACATCGTGAGGTCATTGGAAGAGTTTAAACAAAAAATAAAAAAGTTATGAAAGATATGAGTATAGAAGCAATACAAGATAAGTTAATGGATGGAATATTAACTCAATATCAGAATAAAATTAATAATCTATTCAAAGAAGGGTTAAAAAGAAAAGGATTTGAATTTGAAAATGAATCAGATTATTTAAGTTTTATAAGCATAAATTGCAGAGGTTTTAGTAAAGGAAATGAAACAACATATTACGTAAATAATATACCTTTCTTTTTTTATGTAACTCCTGTATTTAATAATAATTTCGATATATTAAACCCTTCTTATGATTTTGGAAAATATAGTTTTTTGTAGACTCTTATTTAGAATCATTATAAATAACGTAAAAAGTATTGTCAATTAAAATAAGTTTGTTACATTTGTAACACATTAAAACGAAAGATTATGACAGAATTAGAATTAGAAGAATTAATTAAGAAGTTTGAAGTTAGAATAAAGATTTCAAACGACATGCAGCAAACACCATTTTTTGAAGGAGTTAGATCAATGAGTGAATTTGCAATAGCAGAATTAAAATTAATATTATCAAAATGGGACACGTTATGAGTAATGACAATTTAAACCTTTGGCATAGTGTTGAGAAAACAAATCCAAAGTATACTAAGAAAGCAAAAGTTGGAGGCAATCAAATTACATCTATTTCCCCACAGTATCAAATAATGAACGTGACTGAGAAGTTTGGCACTTATGGTTCAACATGGGGATTTAAAAATATTGAGTTAGATTATAGTTTAGTAGGAGCTACGTTTAAAAAAGACAAAACAGAGGGGTTTTATCCAAATGTAAAAGTAATAGGCAAAGAAGATGCTTGTATGGGTTTGGTGGTTTTTAAAGCTACATTCTTTTATCCTAATGGTGAATTTCCAGTTATCAATTCAATTAGTTTGTTTACAAATAATGAAATGAGTAAGTTAGATGATAACTTTGCTAAGAAAGTAGAAACCGACGCATTAACAAAAGCTATTTCAAAACTAGGATTTAATGCCGATATTTTTCTAGGCAAGTTTGATGATGTTAGATATGTTGAAGCAATGAATAGCGAATTTAATCCAGTTGCGTCACAAGTTAAAACATTGCCATACATAAATGAAAAATCATTTAATCAAGCGTGTGAGCGTATAGTTAAAGGCGAGAAAGATTTGATTACAAAATTACGTGAATCATTCGTGTTCACAGCACAACAAGAACTCGAGATAAAAGAAATACTAGGATAATGGAAAATTTTAACGACCAAGATATGGAGCAAGTAGAATACTACAACAGTGTTCCACAAGAGTCAAAACCAGCGCAAGAGCCAGTGCAAGTAATTGACTACTCAAAATTAGTTTATTGTACTGTTTCATGGAAGCGTGGGGTTTACAAACAAGTAATTAAAAAATTCAATGATGAAAAGCACTTTGAAAATTGGTATGACTTCATATCTAAAAGAGGTGGTGACGTTATAGGAATAGACCAGCCAAAAGAAGACGATACATACACTTTAAAAACTAAAAGATGAGATACCAAGACGAGCAACAGATTAACGAATTGGAAAATATGTTTAAAAGGTTAATTGTTTGGTTAGCTGTATTATTCGGATTAATCATATTAATCACAATACTAACAGTAAAAGGGTGCAGTAATACGGTTGCACCCGTTCACTTCAAAGAGAGTTACACACCGACAAAATTTAATAAGCTATGAGATATGTTGTATTAGGACTTGTATTATTGTTTATACAAGCGTTGATAATAAGTAAACTATTAGATGAAGACATAGATAACTCAATGATTCTTAGTTTTTGGTTAGGTATTTTTTATTTAATAGTATGGTTCACAATTTCATTTTGGTAATTAAATAGAAAAGTTATGATAACAAACGATTGTTTAGTAGGTTGCACAAGTAAAGCACATCATAAGAATTGCAACGGAGCTTATCAACCGTTCCATTTAGACGCAACTAGATACGAGCGTATTGAGGATGAAATGTACGAGCAATTGCAACCAGAGTCACAAGACGAACGAGCGATTGATATTGAAAGAGTAATCACAGATTTTGATCTAAACACTATTGTAAAGCACAAAGAGTATTACGAAAAGTATTTTTTAGTAAACTTTGCAGTTAAAGAACTAGGAGTAACGATTAATAAAATGGGTGAGTTGCTAAAAGTAAACAGTTCAAAAATTAAAGCGTATCTTAACTCTCACAAAGCAGTTGAAGAGTGCCACTGGTATCACATAAAGACCAATAAAATAGAATCAGTATTAAAATCAATTAAAGGATAAAACATGGCACAAAATAGAATAGAACTAGATGAGGAACTTTTGTACAAGTTGAAATTGTACGCAATTAATAAGGGACTTCCAACAAGGAATCAGGCAATAGTTAACTTAGCGATGAAGTTAGCGGTTGAAAGTATTGAAAAATTAAAACTAGAGAAATGAGATTTAACAGAGTAATAGAGCAACCGAGAGCATTAATTATGCGAAACAAACATTTTCGTAAAGATGTGAGGGATTTTAACAAAGTATTGAGTACTTTAGAATGGTTTAAAAATAATGAAGAATGATTGAATATTTACAACTTACAGATGAACAAGTACTCCAGATAGTACAGGAGTGGAACAAAGACCAACCTATAGTATTTAAGTGTGGTGAAATGACAGTTGATGACTACGTTGAAATGGAACTGGATGTAATTAGATTGTGTAATTTATGAGCAAAGTAGAATTATTCCAAGTTATACATTCAAAAATATATTACAATTATCATTGCATTGAATATAAAAATTATATCTTTGCAATAAGTAACTTATATTGCATGAATTAATGAGTAAAAAAGTCCTTGAAATATTAAGTGAGAATCATAAGGAATGGTGTACAGTTGTGCGTTCATTTGGAGAGGTTGACAATTACGAGGACATTGTGCAAGATATGTATATTCGTGTTAGTGGTTACGAAATAGAAACGAGTAAATTAACAAAACCTTATGTTTGGATGATACTTAGGAATATGTATTATGCACAACAAAATAAGAAGAATAAAAACATAGAAATTAGATTAGGGAAAGACCACGAGATGGCGCAAGTTGAAAGCTGCAGTTCTCATGGTCTTTTTTTGTTTTTAGAAAAGTATCAAAGTGAATTAGAATCATGGCATTGGTATAGTCGTACAATATACGAGTATTCAATTACATCGAGTGCTAGAAAGATTGCAAGAGAAAGCGGAGTATCTTTGAGGTCAATATGCTACGAAATAAACAAGTGTAAAAAAAGATTGAAAGAAGTACTAAGCGAAGATTACGAGGATTATTTAAATGGGGATGTAGAATTAATAAAATAAAGATGTGTAAATTAAATAATATAAAGGACAAAGTTTTTACTCTTTACCATATTCAAGATGAAAATTATATTGGAATTACTACAAACTTGCATAAAAGATTATTAAAACATAAAAGTAAAAGTAATTTTAATATAAATAATACTATTGTTTTACATACTTTTACAAATTTAGATACTGCATTAAGTTTTGAATTAGCTTATCAAAAATTATTTAAATGCTCAAAAGGTGTAAGAAATCAAGATGGTAAAAAAAATCCTTCAGCTAAGGAAGTATTATGTTTAAAACATGGTGTATTTTACGATACAATAAAAGAAGCGTGCGAATCATTGAATTATAATTACTCTTCAGTTAGAAGAGAAATAAAAAATGTAAATAATAAATTTTTATTAATCAAAGTTTAAGTAAAATGGCAAAGAAAAAAGTAAGTGAAGGATTAGGAGATAGCGTAGAGAAAGTTTTTAAAGCTACGGGTATTGATAAAATAGCTAAATTTGTTTTAGGTGAAGATTGTAATTGCGAAGAGCGAAAAGAAAAACTAAACGCATTATTTCCATACGGTAGAAAAAAAGCAGAATGTTTGACAGAAAACGAGTATGAGATATTACACGGTTTTTTCAGTGAAGTTAGAGAGCAAATAAGTCCAATTGAACAACAGGCATTATTGAGAATAAACAACAGAGCATTTAACGATACACAAGAGCCAACAAACTGCGATTCATGTTGGAGAGATATAGTAGCAAATTTAAGAAAATTGTATGAAACTTATTAAATACATATTACTGCTTACATTATTTGTAGGTTGTAAAAAAGAAAATCCACAGCCAAAGGTAGAAGAGGTTTGTAATTGTGGTTTAGTTCAATCAGATGACGTTAACGATTACTCGGTAGTGATTAAAAACAGTTGCTCTGGTAACAATAAGAAGTTTTACTTACAACAAGGTGATTGGATGAACGCTTATGTAGGTAGTAATTACTGTATAACAAACGTTACAAGTTGGTAATCGTTTAAACAAAACAAAAACAATGGCTGGAAAAGGTGGAGCTATACCTGGTAACGGTAGGAAGTCAAAAGACGAAGAGAAAAGAATTAGAGATTTAACAAGTCCTTATGCACCAGGAGCGATTGAATGTGTTGTACGTATTATGTGTGACGATAATGCAAAGGGTGGGGATAGGATAGCAGCAGCAAAATTAATACTTGCTTATGCTTATGGCAATCCAACAAATCATGTAGACCATTCGACTATGGGAGAAAAGTTGCAGAACATTATTAATTTAGGAGTAGGAGTTAATCCAGAAGAAAACAAATAAGATGGAAGTTACACAAACGGAAGTAATGATTATTACAGCGCAAATATCCTTTTTAAAATGGGTAGGTTTAAATCGTTTTAGGATGCTTAAAGATGGTAGTTGGAAGTCTAGTAAGTTAGATAAAAAAGCGATGGGTACGGATGAACTTTTGATAATGTATTTGGAGCAAATTTGAAACTTTTAATTAAGCAGGAACACGCAACGTATTATCTAAATGATAGTAGTACGAGCGAGATACTTTACGGAGGAGCTGCAGGAGGTGGTAAATCCGCTTTTGGTTGTTTGTGGTTAATTTCAATGTGCCAAAAATATCCATCCACTAGATGGTTAATGGGTAGGGCAAAACTAAAGACGTTAAAAGAAACAACTTTAAACACATTCTTTGAATTAAGCAGTAAGTTAGGTTTGTCAGATGAGTACAACTATAACGCTCAATCGAATATAATAACTTTTACAAATGGAAGTGAAATAGTTTTAAAAGATTTATTTTTGTACCCATCAGATCCAAATTATGATAGTTTAGGTTCTTTAGAGATAACAGGAGCTTTTATAGATGAGTGTAACCAAGTTGTGTACAAAGCATGGCAGATTGTAAAATCTAGGATAAGATACAAGTTAAACGAATTTAATTTAATCCCTAAGATTTTAGGAACGTGTAATCCCGCAAAGAATTGGACATACAAAGAATTTTACAGTCCACATAAGACAAATACACTACTACCTTACAGAAAATTTATACAAGCACTACCAAGTGACAATCCACACTTACCAAAAAGTTATCTTGAAAGTTTACTACAATTAGATAAGAACTCTAAACAAAGGTTGTACTATGGTAATTGGGAGTATGACGATGACCCGAGTACATTAATAGACCAAGATTCAATACAAGATTATTTTAACGGTAACCATGTAAAAGGTGAAGGACTTAAATACATGACTATTGATGTTGCGAGAATGGGGAAAGATAAAACCGTTATCCGTGTTTGGCATGGTTGGTTAGTGATTGATAGGTTCGAGATTGCAAAGAGTGGATTAGATGAAGTTGTAAATAAGATATACGACCTACAAAGAAAACATGGAGTAAGTGCGAGTAATACCATAGCAGATGAGGATGGTGTTGGAGGGGGTTTAATTGACTTCACAAGACCAAAGATAAATGGATTCGTAAATAACAGCAAAGCATTAAACAATGAAAACTACGACAATCTAAAAAGCCAATGTTCAATCTTAATGGCTAAAAAAATAATGCTTAGAGAAGTTGGCGAGGTTTGCAATGATGGAAGTGTTCGAGATATTACGAGCGAAGAGATGGAACAAATTAAGATGAAAGACATTGATAAAGATGGTAGGTTGTCTATTATTCCAAAGGATAAGATTAAAGAAATGATAGGACGTTCACCCGATGAATGGGATAGTATAATGATGAGATATTGGTTTGAAGTTAAACCTCGTGGAAATTACGGTATAAAATAGCAACAAAAAGAACATAATTTAATTATAATAGTATGAAGATTGACATAACAATTCCAAGCGGTGCGCACGAAATGCCTTTACACATTTACCAAACTTTTGTTGAGGTAGTGGAAGAGAAAGGTAGCGATGCACATATCGACTTTGAAGCAGAACAAATGATTGAGTTGTTTTGCGGTATTAGTCAAGACAAGATTAAGTTAATGACGTTGGATTCATTCAATAGTCTTAAACAACATTTTATAACTATCCTACAAAAGAAATTACCAATACAAAAAGAATTTACTTTAAACGGTATTAAATTTGGCATGATTCCAGACCTTGAGAATATAAGTTATGGTGAGTATATCGATTTAGAGGAGAATATTAAGCATTGGTCAACTATGCACAAAGCAATGGCGGTACTTTACAGACCAATTGTAGAAACAAAGAAAGATAAATACTTAATTGAATCATACGAAGGTAGCGCAAATTATAGCGAAGTGATGAGATACGCGCCATTATCTATTGCATTAAGTAGCACGGTTTTTTTTTGGGATTTAGGGAGGGAATTATTACTCGCTACGATAGCCTTTTTGGAGATGGAGATGAAGAAACTAGCGAAGACTTCTCGATGGAGGGACAGTTCAGCAGAAAGTGGGGATGGTATCAAAGCATCTATACTATTGCTCAAGGACGACTTGAAAGATTTGATGCCGTTACCCGTCTTTCCTTACATGAATGTTTAACATATTTATCATTTGAGAAAGACAAAAATAGAGTTGAAGTAGCACAAATTAACAAAGCAAATAAATGAAGTCATTTTATTACGTAATTGATAAGTTAAAAACAGAACTGTTAACGATACCATTTGTTAATACGGTTACAGAGGGTGCAATTAATGATGTTGATTTGGCTAAGCAAACTATTTATCCACTTAGTCACATCATGGTAAATTCAGCACGTTTAACGAGCAACACAATTGTTTTTAACGTATCTATACTTTCAATGGATATAGTCGATTACAGCAAAGAATTAACCACTGATATATTTATAGGTAACGACAACACTCAGGATATTCTAAATGAACAATTGATTGTACAAGCTAGGTTAATTAAAAGCATTTCAACGGGTGATTTATCAGAATATTTAGAGCTGTTAGGCGAAGCAACTAGCGAACCTTTTAGTGATAGATTTGAGCATACACTTGCAGGATGGACGTTGACATTTGATGTTGTTATACCTAACGAGATGAGCGTATGTTAGAAAAGGAAAACTTACAAAAGGCATTGGATAGATTTAAGAATCATGTAATAAAAGAATCAAAATCTAATTTAACAAAGCTAAAAAAGAATAGTTCTAAGAAACTTTACAACAGTATCAAAGGCACTGTAAAGGTAAATGAAAACTCTTTTGAGATGGATTTTACTATGGAAGATTACGGACAATTTCAAGATAAAGGAGTAAGCGGTAAAATTACTAAATATCCAAACACTCCGTACAATTATAAATCTAAGATGCCACCACCAAGCGCATTGGATAAATGGATAGTTAGAAAAGGAATAGCACCGAGAAATGACAAAGGACAATTGATTAGTAGAAAATCTATTCAGTTCTTAATCGCTCGTAAAATATTTTTGCACGGTATTAAACCGACTTTATTTTTTACAAAACCTTTTGAAAAAGCATACAAAAATCTACCGAATGAATTAGTAAAAGAGTTTGGTTTGGACGTAGATAATCTATTCAATTTTTCAATTAAACAACCAACAAAATAATGGCTAATATATTCGCACGAAGTCCTTTTATTATTTCAGTAAATGAAGCGTTACAAACGTCTAGTAAGATTGAGGTTTTTTTATGGAATGGTAGTGGTTCAGCACCAACATCACCAACATACACGATTAGTAAAGCAATACCAAGCAGCACTAATTTAAACTGTTTATACAACATATCTAACTACATTCGAGAATACATATCGTTTAACCAATTAATTATTAATTACGATACTGTAAATCCAAACACAAGCACTTCTCAATGGTGCAATGTTAGAGTAAAGAGATACAAAAATACATCTACTTTATTAGATACCACAGATTACAAAGCATTTGATGGTTACGCTTTTTATTCAGATGGTGCAAATTATGATGTAAGCAAATACTTATTAGCAGAGGGTACATATTACTACCATTACGATAGTGCCACAACAATAGACTTATTAAGAACTGGAACAGTTACAGTAGATTGGACAGCAGGATACAAGGTGAGATATACAAACTTAGTTACGGCTGCGGTTGATACTTACACAATAGCTAGTGCAGGAGTATACGACTTATTTAGAGTGAATCAAACTTATTGGAGTGCAGGAAATAAACTAGAGATTTTAACGGGTGCAAATGCAGTTGTAAGAACTTACTATTTTAGACCTATTACAGAATGCAAATACACACCCGTAACAATTGATTTTGTAAATAGATTTGGAGCGTGGCAACGTGAATTTTTCTTTAAGGCAACACAAAAGAATTTTAACGTAGAATCGAAAGATTATAATCTACTACAAACAAATATTACTTCATACAATCAAAAACAAGGACAAACAAAACGTTTCAATGTCAATGGACGTGAAACAGATGTTTATAATAGTGGATGGGTTGACGAATCATTTAAAAATACCATCAAAGAAATTATGCTATCTGAAAAGATATTGGTTGCAGGAACTGTTAGAACATTGGCAACTAAATCAATGAAGATGCAAACGAGTTTAAATGATAATAATATTAATTACACGTTGGAGTTCACAGATGCTTTCGACACAATGAGTAATGTTTTATGACTAGAACGGTACAGATATTTATTGAAGCAATTGCAGGAAGTGGAAACTATAAGCAAATTGAGTTATTTAAAGATGAGAAAATTAATACTTCTTTGTCTACTCAAAATATTGCAGATCTTAGCAAGATATACACAGACTTTACACAGTCTTTTACAGTACCTTGTTCACCAATAAACAACGCTATATTTAAGCATTTTTATAATGGAGATTTAGATGTAGCAGAAGATTTTGGGGTTCGTAGAAACGCTTATATTGAGATTGACTACACACCGTTTAGAAGTGGGCGCATTCAATTAGAGGATAGTGTATTAACTAACAATAGACCAGAATTTTATACTATTACTTTTTACGGTGATATTTTAAGTTTAAAGGATACGTTTCAAGATGATAAGTTAAACTCATTAGATTACACTAATCTACTTGTTCCTAGTGATGGCATTGAGATAAAGAATAGGGTTACAGATGGAGCTACAAACTACGATGTAAGGTTTCCGTTAATTAGTTCTAAAAGGTTGTGGAGTTATGGAGATGCAGCCAATACAGATGTAAGTACAATTGCAGGAGCGATTAGCTACCAAGAGTTAAGTCCTGCTGTAAAAGTTAGTAAGATATTTGAAGCAATAGAAACAAAATATAATATTGATTTTCAAGGTTTATTTTTAACTAACAAGCGATTTACTAATTGTTTTCTAGAGTGTAAGAATGGAGATAAACCACAAGCCGATGGTGAAGTAAGGATAGTTGACTGGGACGAGTTAGCAACACAAGAAGAGGACGGTGGTATGAACGGCGCATCTTTTGGATTTATAAATGGTTCATGGGACACACCTTTAAACCAATTAACTTATGGGCATCATCCTACATTCTCATTAGGTAGTGAACATATTTTAACTATAAGAGTAAGTGTTATTGAACCTACTGCGTTATTTACTGTTGATGTTTATGACAATGGAGCGTATAGTCATTCTATTACTGGTAATGGTTCTAATGATAATGTGGATATTATTGTTTTTAGTGATTTAAATTCATTATCTATAAGTAGAAGTGTAAAGTTTACAATTAGAACAGACATAGCGTCAAATGTAGCAGTAGCTTTAGACTATAAAATATACGGTCATATTAATGCTTTAGGAGTTAGTTTAAACGAAACTTTTTACATGACGGATGCTGTAACTAATTTTATACCATCTACTATAAACTTTGATTTAGCTATGTTGATGCCAGATATGACTATAATAGATTTCTTTAGTGGTGTCTTAAAACAATTTAATTTAACTTGTTACGCTATCGGAGTAGATACATTTCAGATTGAACCACTAGACGATTGGTATAATAAGGGTGCAATTAGAGATATTACACAATATGTAAGTGAAGACAGTATTACAATCGAACGAGTAAAAAGATACAAGACCGTTTCATTTCAAAAACAACCGAGTGAATCATTTATGAATAGACAATACAAAGAACTATTCAATGAGGAGTATGGGGATTTAATGAGTAGCTATCCAGAGGGTGAGGGTGAGTATAATGTTAGCGTACCATTTGAAAATCTAATGTTTCAAAAATTCACGGGTACAAATTTACAAGTTGGTTACTGTTTAACAAAAGCACCAGATTTTAAACCGTATGTACCAAAGCCAATTTTATTGTACATGTACGATTCTCAAGCGTGTTCATTCAAGTTTTTTGATGGAACAAATTACGTTACTATTTCTAACTACCAACCATTTGGGCAAGACGTATTGCAAAGTGGAATTAAGTACTCATTAAATTGGGGAAGTAACACAAGTACTTTACATTTAACACCTATTGATAATTCAATATTTAAAGTTTATTACAGCGAGTATTTAAAAGCAATATTTAACAAAAAAAATAGGTTAGTAAAAGTAAATGCAATCTTTCCGATTAGCTTAATTACTAAGTTACGATTGAATGATAGGTTAATAATTAGAGATATACGCTACATCATAAACGAGATTAATACAGACATCACAAGCGGAGATGTTAAGCTAGTTTTGATAAAGGATTTTAGAGCCGTTAAACCTGCTGGAAAAGTATTTGGTAAGATTCCAAAAGGTGGTGGTTCAATTGGTGTTTCTGTAATGAAGCCCAACAAAGTAAAAAGTGCTACATTGTCAACGGCAACTACAGGAGTAACTTTATCAACAGCATCTATTACAGCAGATACAGAAGTAATAGTTACAGCTGTAACTAATCCAGACCCTTTAGATAATTTAATAGGTGAAGATTCTAGCGAGTTGATTGGTGAAACATTAGCAACTTTAAGAAGTGAAAACGGAACGGATATTAATATTTTGATTGACGTAGTTTACACACAAGACGACGACACGACATACACAGAAACAATTGAAATACCACAAGAGGCATGATAAAGCAAATAATTGAACTACTAAAAGTAGATAAGTTTTACGGGATTAGTGAAACTATCGACTTCGCAAAAGGGAAGTACAAAATTGAG